TAAGGCTTTAGGTGCTTCAGGCGGCGGTACATTAGCATGGGGTAATATTGGCACTTCAGACTTACGTTTAACTGTAACGTCTACTGCCGCTACAAACGCGGGGTCTGTCCGTATCACCGTAATGTATGCACAAGCGTTTAACACTACGATTCAACCATAGAGGGGTGTTAGATTATGTCTTCTGACATTCAATCGACATTTATAAACGCGGCAGTGGCAAGTGCAACGGCAGTGTCTACGGCTGCGGCGGTAGGTAATAACGCTGCACTTACACTAACGACTAGTCCTTATGTCCCTGACTTCCCTAGGAAGATCACTATAACTTCGGCTGGAGATGATTCTGGCATATCGTTTACCGTTGTAGGGCTAAACGAAAACGGTACAGCAGTTACTGAGACTGTTACAGGGATAGACTCTGGAGTAGCTACTAGTGCTAATTATTATAGTTCAGTTACTTCTATCACAGCCGTAGGCGACCCCGCTGCTAATGTATCCGCAGGTACTGCAAATGAAATATTTGCTACTATATTTGGGGGTAGAATGCGTTTACAGGGTCTGTACGCGGTTAACACTGCTACCGCAGGGACTATTACTTTTAGGGATACTAGCCCGACAGGAGCTATTCGTATGCAGTTTAATACGGTAGGTTCTGCTACAAGCTCAGAATACCCTGATGTACCAGATGATGGCATATTGTTTGTTGGTGGAGGGTTTTTAGACTATTCCGCAGCAAACATGTCATCAATAACTCTATTCTATGCGTAAATCCCGTAACTTGGGGGAGATTTAGTAGAGATGACTACTTCTAATACTACTGCTTTTGCCCCTGAGTTTACAGAATTGGCAGAGGAAGCTTGGGAACGTGTAGGGCGAGAGATGCGCTCTGGCTATGACTTGAGAACTGCCCGTAGGTCTATGAATCTGCTAACTATAGAGTGGCAAAACAAAGGATTAAACCTGTGGACTATAGACTCAGGAGCAATAGCCTTACAGCCAAATGTGGCTTCTTACCCGCTACCTGCGGATACTATTGACTTACTAGATCAAGTTATACGTACCGGAGCGGGTAACGTATCTACCCAATCAGACTTAACAATAAGTCGTATGGGGCCAAGTGAGTACGCGTCTATACCTAATAAATTGACTACAGGTAGGCCAATTAAAGTATGGATCGACAGGCAAGTAGCTAACCCTGTTATAACAGTGTGGCCTATACCTTCTAGTGCTGACTACACTTTTGCCTATTGGCGTATGCGCCGTATACAAGATGCCGGTAGTGGCGTAGAAACCCCCGATGTAAACTTTAGATTTTTACCCGCGTTAATAGCAGGTTTAGCTTATTATATTGCGATAAAAGTGCCTGAAGCGGTGTCTAGGGTTGATATGCTAAAGCAAATGTATGAAGAGTCTTTTGAGTTAGCTGCAGCAGAAGATAGGATAAAGACTCCTGCTAGGTTTGTCCCTAGACGGTATTCAATCTAATTATGTCTTCTATGTATGCTAGTTCAAGCAAAGCTTTAGGGGTTTGCGATATATGTGGGTTTACTTTTAAATTACGTAAGCTAAAAGATGTATTCAATAAAAACACAAATACACATATAAAAGCTTGTCCAAAAGACTGGAATCCGAGTCAGCCTCAATTACGTCTGGGGGATTACCCAGTACGCGATCCCCAAGCATTACGTGACCCTAGGCCCGACACAGATCAGTTGGCTTCAAGTAGAGATATACAGTGGGGCTGGGCACCTGTAGGTAATGGCAATGACCCGTTTAATTTAACACCAAATAATTTGGTTGGAACCGCAAGTGTAGGTTCTGTAACTGTAATAATTACTTAGGTTAAATCTATGTCACACGAAACAAGACGAGCTAACCTTATTAAAAAACACGGGCTTAAAGGTGTTAATAAACCTAAACGAACGCCGGGACACGCAAAAAAATCCCATATGGTACTAGCGCAAGAAGGGCATACCATGAAACTAATACGTTTTGGTGAGCAAGGGGCTAAAACAGCCGGTAAACCAAAAGCTGGTGAGTCTGATAAGATGAAAGCTAAACGTAAAAGTTTTAAAGCTAGGCACGGTAAGAATATTGCTAAAGGAAAAATGTCTGCCGCTTATTGGGCAAATAAATCTAAATGGTAGTTACAGGAGCATAATATGCCAAAAGTAGGTGATAAAGAGTTTCCATATAGTAAAGCTGGTATAGCCGCAGCAGAAAAATACGCCAAGAAAATGGGTTTACCAATGCCTAAATTTGATAAACCCACATCTAAAGCAGAAAAACAACGCATGGTAGATGCTGGAAACTACGAGGGTGAAATGGAATATAAAAGCGAAACTGTCGGCAAAAATATGGGCGGGCCTATTAAAGGCTACATGAAAGGTGGGCCTACTAAAGGTTATATGAACGGCGGGACTATTAAAGGCTATATGGATGGCGGTGGTGTAAAAGCAAACCGAGGAAATGGTATTGCTAGACAAGGCATAAAACCCTGTAAAATGATGTAGCAGTAGGTGATTAGGGAAAGGTAAATGAACTATTCTGAACTGAAAGTAAACATACAAGATATCTGTGAAACAACTTTTACAGATGCACAGCTTGCTATGTTTGTACAACAGGCAGAACAGAATGTGTACAACACAGTACAGTTTCCTGCCTTACGTAAAAACTCTACAGGTACCTTCACTAACGGGGATAAATACCTAGCGGTACCAGCAGACTTTGTGTGGGCGTATTCCCTTTCCGTTGTTGATGGCTCTGGGCTAAGTAAATTTCTTATAAATAAAGATGTTAATTTTATACGGGAGGCTTACCCAAATCCAGCAGCAACAGGTATACCTCAACATTACGCCTATTTTGATGAAGACCATTTTATTGTCGGGCCAACACCTAACAGTGGGTACAACATAGAACTGCATTACGGGTTCTCGCCAGAATCTATAGTCACAGCTACTAATACATGGCTTGGGGACGATTTTGATTCCGCATTACTAAATGGCTCGTTGGTTGAAGCCATACGGTTTATGAAAGGAGAACCTGATATGGTAACTATGTACACTCAAATGTATATGCAATCTATGACACTACTACGTAATTTAGCAGATGGTAAGTTACGAGAAGATGCTTACCGTGATGGGCAATATAGGTTTAAGGCTGAGTAACAGCAAACTAAGGAGATTACGATGGCAATTACACAGACAATGTGTACGTCATTTAAAAAAGCACTTTTAGATGGTGAAATGGACTTTAGTGCTAATACAAACCAATCCTATAAGATTGCCTTATATACAAGCAGTGCTGACCTAGGCGCTGCAACTGCCGTGTACACTACGGCTAATGAGGCATCAGGTACAAATTATGTTCCCGGTGGTAAAGATTTAGTTATAACAGCCCCTACAACTTCTGGGACTACGGCGTTATTAACTTTTGGGACTGTAACTTGGGCCAATGTTACGGTAACTGCTAGGGGCGCTTTGATATACCAAGTTGGAGGGACTACACCAGCAGTAACAGTTCTTGACTTTGGTACAGATAAACAAGCAACCGCAGGTAGTTTTGCAATACAGTTTCCCACCGCAGATGCTGATAACGCAATAGTACGTATAATATAATGGCTAATGTCGTAGTGGTGATAACAAATACAGGTCTAGCGGCTACAGGAGGGGTTAACTCTGTTTTAATATGGCAACCTATTAGCCCAGCAGACAACCCTGTATATACCCCTATACATAAGGGACAATAGTATGAGACATAGCCTTATGAGGTTAGAAATATGACAACGCAATATACTACGATCCTTAAGTTAGCTCTCCCTATACAAGGGGAATTGAGTGGTACTTGGGGTGATGTTGTTAATGACAATATTACTCAGATGGTTGAGCAAGCTGTAGCGGGTAAGGCCGTTATCAATTCGTGGACTAATAACGCACATACTTTAACTTCAGCAGATGGTACTTCTTCCGAGTCTCGTTGCGCTATTCTTGATCTTACTGACACGGGAACCGCTTTATCAGGCGTAGGTTCAGTTGTTTGTCCAGCGCAAACAAAACTCTACATTGTAGAGAATAATACCGCACGGGTTATAACTGTTAAGACACCCAGTGGTAACGGTGTTGCCGTCCCTGTTAACAAAACAATGCTGGTCTATTGTGACGGCACTAATGTTGTTGAAGGGGTCACACATACAAA